CGCCAAGAAGGTCGCCAAGAAGCGCACGCCGAGGATCGGAACGAAGACCGACACGACCACGACCTCCAAGAGCTAGTTGTTCTGGTCGATGTCTTGGGAGGCGGCGGCCTTGGTCGCCGCCTTCTCCCATCTAGCGCAGATCGTCATCACCAACCAACACCTCCTGTCGTCTGACTGAGCGATGTGACAGTCCTTGACGTCGATGCCAAGCTCACCCGCGAGTCTTTGGTAGACACGCTTCCGCGCCTGGCTCTTGCTAAGGCCCTCATCAATCAACTTCAACCAATGCGGGTCGAATGCCTTATGGGCCAGTTGCCTAGCTCGCCGTAGCTCGGCGTTCGCCAGCGATCCAAGCGGCTTGTGCTCCTTGCTATCCTTGTGGACGCCAACCCACGCTTCGCACGGTCGACACATCCAGAGCATCCCGTAGGACCTCTCGTAGACGGCGATCGAGTCTACAAGCTCGGCCGGTTGACGGCAGTAAGGGCAAATCACATCAATCATTGGATCTCGTCGCGCCGGTGATCTCGTAGAAGTCGAACGGGTGGCCAAGCGCGTCTTGAATCGACCATTGGTCCCCATGGACCTTCTCAAAGTTGTTGTTGAGGATGTCCGCGTACTTGGGTACGCGCTCCATCGAGTAAACGAACCTGCGCCCCTTGATGGTGGACCGCCAGAAACCCTTCCTGCGTTTGCGGCCCGTCGTCTTAAGCAGATCGTCCGTGAGCTCGGTGTCCGTGACCTCCTCGCAGAGACCCCAGTGGCGAGCCTTGGCGAAGTCGTGCGACGTCCAGGCGACTCCATCGACGAGCATCTCTGGGATGTCCTTGACGTGTACGATCTCCCCGTTGGGAGAGGCCCTGACGAGGGCCACCAGTCCACGGGCTATGCCGGCATCCAGCGGCCTGGTGTAGCGCTTGTTGTTCCGACCGCAGCACGGGCAGCTAACCCCCTCCATTAGTCGCGACTCGATGTAGTTCTTTGCGTCCTTGATGGAATCAGAGTCTTGTGGTCGAGGGAGCGGCTGGTGAGCAGGCTCCGGGACCGGCGGAGCAGGAAGACTCTTCCACGACCGGAGAGCTCCGCATCTGCACCGTAAATCCTTCTGTTCCTTGACCGCCCGTTGCATGATGGGTGCAGGGATAGGATTCGCGCACGCTGGGCATTCAGGCCCCAGGACAACACCCACAGGCAGCCTCCAGCTGGAGGAGTTCTTATACCCCGGTGTCTGTAGCCTCGACGATCTCATCAAGGACGCAGATCACCCGAAGCTTACCCTTGTCGTATTCGAAGACCCCGGTCCCCCACTTACCGCCCAAGATCGACACATCATCAAACTCGATCCACACGAGGTGCGATCCCTGACCCAGGTCTCGCAGCGAAGTCGATGTCCCGCACGATTGGCCGCCCATGACAAGTCCAAGCTGAAGGTCAGGGCACTCGACGACGGACGCCTTCTCGCCTCTGTGTCCGCCCCTGGTGACGACCACTCGGGTGCCTACCGGCCACCTATTCGACACGGCCTTGTCGGCCATCAGATCTCAGCGAGTCGGTCCAGCGGGTTCCTGAGCCGCTCGGCCCTCCGACAACAGGTTTTGCACAGCAGAGAGAGGTTGTAAACGCGGCCGGCCAGAATGTCCTCAATGCCATAATCCGACCTACCGCCAAACGGCGATCGCCTCCTCTGGACATACTCGGTCTGACCGGAGTCCGTGTTCTTGCCGCAGAGCGTGTCCACAATGGACGGCCTGACGAGGTGAAACTTGCCGCTGGCACCCCAGCCGTTCTTCCGCAGGGCCCAGAGCTCGAACTTCTCCATATAGCCGTTCTACCCAGACATGAGGAGATTCAACCCCAAAGCCAGGACACCCGGAGTTCCTACACGAGAACAGGCGGCCCGAAGGCCGCCTGTTTCAATTGACTCGTGTCTACACTAGCTGTTACGCTTAACGCCCGCCCTGGTCCGCGACGCCTGCCGCTTACGGTTGCGCACCCCGGAACCGCAGACCGCCTTCTTGGGCAGCTTGATGATCTCGGCCTCGGGCTCCTCGGAATCATCATCGTCATCATCGTCATCAGCGCTTCTCTTGAGCTTGGACAGCTTGCTCGGCGCGTTGAAGGCCTGGGCGAAGTCCTTGGCGAAGTCCTCCACCTTGAAGACGATACGCTTCACGGTGACATCTCCCTTGGCCTCGGAGATTACATCACGAGTGCGCATCTTGAGAGCGTTGGAGGTGAGAGTGCAGTCTTCGAGCGCGGTCCGGATTGCCGTGACGGCGTAGGGATACTGCATCCAATCCCGAACGTGTCCGGCCTCGGTTCCACGGGAGTTCTTTTGATCCTGCAGGAAGTCGTACAGGACCTTCATAGGGTCATTCCGGGCGAGCGCGGCGCCGTCCGGAATCTCAGCCGTCGCCTTGCTCATATCCCTCTGGTTCACGAACTTGTGGACCAGCGGCAGAACCTTCGCCTCACCGAACTCCAGAGCGGCCTTGGCGAAGGCGCCCGCCCAGCCATTGCTGTAGAAGGAGCACTTGCTCTTCTTGCCATAGTGGCACGCGGCCAAGACCTTTCGAATCAGGCCCTGGTGCTTGAGCGTGGCGCTGACGCAGGCGTCGAGCGTCAGGTTGAAGTTGCCGTTGCTGATCCCACGGACCATCGAGCGACCAATTGCGCAGACCTTGGCGGCGTGCTCACGCTTGCCGCCACGAGCGACGAAGCGGTGCTGCTGGTTGCGGTTGAACCCGGCATCGATGTAGTGGAACATTGTCGGGTCGCAGTCCGGGAAGATCCACATAGGCACGAACACGCCAGGGCGACCGTTCTTGGTCAGGATCTCGTTGGCCAAGATGATCGCCTTAAGGCGGTGCACGAAATCGAGCACGCGGCCACGATGGTCGAGCGCTCCACCCTGGTGGGTGGCCATCCACTTGTTGCTGACGATCTCGTTGGCCAGTTTCTCGATGTGACTGATGCCCGAGTCGCGGTTCCTCGGATGTACGAGGGTGCACGTTCCGTCGATTCCCTCTCCAGGGGCCAGACCGAGGAGTTGACGCGCACGATCGGCGTCGACGTACACCAGGATAGGAGCGTTGGCCGCGCCGATCTTGTACTTGATCGGATTCGTCGTGGACGGCGGCTTCGTCCACGAAAGAAGCTGACTACGAATGCTGTCGGAACGAGACGTGGAACGAGACATGGAGACTCCCTCAGTTGGTTTGAGTGAACTGTCGGTTACTACTTCTACCCGGACTGGCTGTGGAGAAACGGCGTGCATTCCGTTTACCTTCCTCAGCGACCGTCGCGATTACTCGCGGATCTCGCCGCCGACCTGAACAAGGTAGCGGCGGTACCAACCCTCGCCACCGACGCAAGTCTTGATGGTACCGGTCTTGGCGGTTCCGGTCTTGTGCGCGGCCCCACTGCAGATCTTGACCTCGGTCCCTGGCGAGAGCAGAGCTCGGTCGATCAGACCTCGGGGCTTGGTTGAAGTGTTCGGGTTGTGCGGATCGTCCACGGCTTCTCCTTGGTTGGATTGCTGCCCATGGAGTCTTATACCCGCGTCTCCTGCATGCCCTTATCGTCGTTGCGCGTGACGCAGCAACCGTGAAGGGGAAGACGGGCCGCGAGATTGATGTGGAATCGCAAACGCAGTAGGGAGCGACTGGAGTTTTCTAGCTAGCGATCGGTGCGATCTACCACGTCGTAGGGATCCCACGACTTGCCGCAGAACCGGAGGGCCTACTGGGCCGCCCGACAACACTTCGGCCTTCGAGAAGAAGCTGATCATCGATCGCGGGTATAAGGGCTCGGTCAGAACACCACCTGCAGGGGAGTAGCAGTGCCCAGGACGAAGACGCGTAAGGCGAAGCCGTACATCAAGGACAAGGACAAGCGAGATCACCACAAGAAGCTCGAACTCGTTTTCGACGCGGCCATTAAGAGCATCGAGCCGCTGCCGCACAGCATCACCATCCATGTCGTTCCTGGTGGAGGAAAGACGCTCGCTGCTATTGCTGCGGCTGCCAAGGCCATCGATTCGGGATTGATCGATCGAGTCATCATCGTCACCCCGCGTAAGTCTCTTTGCGAGCAGATGAAGGAAGACTTTGCTGACTGGAAGCAGTTCAACATGGGGGTCACAGTGCGCATTGTGCGTAACAACGAAGTCCCATTCATACGAGACATAGGTAGGAGGGAGCTAGGCTATGTAACCACTTACCAAGCCCTGTCGGCCAACCCAGATGTTCACGTATCGGAGATGAACAAGCCTGGCAACGACGGTAAGGCCTTGAGGTGGCTGATCATCTTCGATGAGTTCCATCACATCGCCAAGCAGGCAAAGTGGTGTAGTTCGGTCAGGGCCATCGGAGACCTTCCGAACGTCGTCTCACGCTTGCTAATGACTGGCACGCTGGCCAGAGCAGACGGGTTGAAAATTCCTTACGTCGACTACCAGCGCAAGGAAGATGGGAACGAATACCCGCGCGTCGATATCCGTTACGGTCGACGAATTGCGATTGCAGAGGAAGCGATCCGTCCAGTTTACTTCGCCTTCCAGGACGGCGATCTGCAGAACAGGTCCGCCAAGAAGGGAGCAGCTAAAACCCTGACGGTGTCAACCCTTCCCAGGGACGACAGTAGGATTTATGCGGCGGCGATGGACGCGCTCATAGATATCAATCTCCCCTTCGGAGCAGAGCTACTCACGAAAGGGCTCGATGACTGGATCGGTTGTCGTGATGACGCTGTGGTCCGGTGGAGCTATGAGCCGCGATGCATCGTTGTCGCGGATTCAATTAGTGATGCGGATCGAATTGTGGATCACATCAATAAGACCTATCGCTCCCGAAGAGTAGTAGCAGTCAAAGCTACTTCTGATGACGTCCATGCTCACAAGGTCATCAAGGCCTTTAGGGAGCGTAGAGAGGGTAATGTCCTCGTAACAGTCAACATGGCCCATGAAGGTCTCGATGTGCCTGACTGTACGCACCTTATCTATCTCAGCAGAACGCGATCAATTCCGTATCTTACGCAGGTCATCGGTAGGATCACGCGGGTGGACTACGAGGCGATTGGTGGCGGACGTCCTGCCAGAGAACAGTGGGCCAAGCTGTACGCGCCGGCCGACCCTCGAATGATGGACGCCGTCACGATCATTGAAAAGGAGCAACTTGAAGCAGCCAACGATGCCCACATTGGTAATCTTACTGCCGTAAGCCTGAACGGCAGCGGATCAGGAAGCGGCAGCTATAGCGCGATTACCATCTTCGCCACGCCTACAACTATCACCTACGGAGCGCTGGGTGATGAGCTCTCTCCGAAACTCTCCGACATCATCAACAGGCTCTACGCAGACCCTGAACTCAAGAATCTCGATTTCATGATGGCCGTGGCTATCGCACGGGTGACCTCGGCATCTGATCCGGAAATCGTCGAAGAGGTTAAGGTCCGCACCAAGGACTCTAAGTCAAAGGAGTGGAAGGATCCGTGGAACAATGTAGACGTAGATGATGAGGGATCTCTTCGTCGTGGTATTGATCGGATGTGCCTCAAACTGGACGCCAGGACTGGTAACGGTGATTTCGGCGCCACTGCGCGCAAGTTCAAGCAGATGTACGGAGTTGAGAGGAGCGCTCTTAGTCTCAGCGAACTTCGTAAGCAATATCAGCAGGCTATCGACATGTGCAAGAAGGTCAGGATCACCGGGTGATGAGTTACACAGATCCAGGAGGTATGGATCCGGGCCCGCCCAAATCCGCGCCAGCCTACTCAAAGTGGCATGGCAGTGAGAAGTGGGCGCACCGATGGCGACTTGAGCTCGCAGCCATCATCAGTCGTCTTGAGGATGAACCCAAGCGTCTCGCCCTCTCTGTCCAGGAAGGGCTTGAGTTCAGCGCCGTTGGTCTCATCAATCGGGAAGATGGTTCTAAGTTTTCATCGTTCAGGGAGTTTTGCGAGGATCCACAGCCTTACGGGCTCGGAATCCCGTGGCGGAAGATCAACGACTACTTGTCCGCCCTCCTTGGTCGAAAGCAAGCTGATGCCTTGCTTTCGACGCAACCTGTGGTGGTAACCGACCGTCAAAGTTCAGAGAGGGTAATTGCTCTATGTCAGCTGATCGCCTCATTCTCGGAAGATGAGAAGAAGGCTGTAGTTGACAAACTGCGCGGTTCGTTTGACGAGCACGCTAATCTAGCCGCGCCTCACCGAGAACCTAAGAGGGCCGACCGCTCTTTGATGAAGCTGGAAACGCCGTCTGTACGTATTCCTGGTAGTAAGAGACGCGGGGTTGGTGGGAAAAGCCGAGTGTTTGAGGTTGTGTGTGAGCTGAATCGGCCGGTCACAGCGGTCGATGTCGCTAATGCAATCGATGATCGCCCAGATCGCCCTACCGGTCTCTTGAATAGCGTGTCTAACACGCTACGCAATCTGGTCGAGGCCGGATTGCTGGTTAGAGAGAAGGGCGATCGATCCTATGTCTATTCGCCTGTGGAGGCGGAAGGCTGATATATAGTAGAGAGCAGATCCTGCTCGACCTGACCCCGCAGGAAACGGCCCGCTTCTGGTCGAAGGTGCGCCGAGTCGGCTCTTGCCCGCCTTAGGTCCACCCTCGATCTTGATGGTGAGAGTCTGCCCAATCATCGATGTTCTCCTCTGCTACACTATGGAACGAGCCGGACAAGGTGCGGCAAACACCTTATACCGGCTCTGACCAGCAGACCGATGGGGGTCCACATGGCTGCCGACGAGCGTATCCTCCTAGAGCTCACACCTCAAGAGCTGGCCCGGTTCTGGGCGAAGGTACGGAAGGCCGAGCCCGATCAGTGCTGGCCGTGGATCGCCAAGTCGATCACCTGGGGCTACGGAAGCTGGCGCGTGAGGAAGACCCTCTTCCGCGCCCACCGAGTCGCTTGGGTGCTGACAAATCGTCAGCAGATCGAGGAGGGTCTTGATGTGCGCCACCTCTGCCACAACAAGGCCTGCTGCAATCCGGCTCACCTAGAGCCCGGCACTCGTAAGCAGAACATGCAGGACTCAGTCCTTGCGGGGCACACAAAGGGCCTTCGGGTAGGCTCTAAGAATGGGTTCGCTCAGCTTGACGAGGATAAGGTCCGGGAGATCAAGCGACGACTCAAGTCCGGTGAGCTCCAGAAAAGCATCGCTGCCGACATGAATGTGAGGCAATGCACCATCTCCCAGATCAACACCGGCCACACCTGGTCTCACGTCACAGTCGAGTAGGCCGTACATGCAGAGAGGCCACCCTTTCGGGGTGACCTCTCGCATTGATGGCCTCACGGCCCTGGTGACTAGACCAGGTTCGTGATCGACACCATCGAAAAGAACTCAGGGCGCACCATCGAGATCTTGTGACGCGTGCGGATCGCACGACGCAGCGACATGTCGTTGGGGTCAACGAAGTTCGGGGTGATCTCCATCGGGATGTAGGGCGAGTAGATCACACCCGTGTCCAGGATCGATGGACCCTGGTAACCCATCAGGATCTTGTCCTGCGGGAACACGGGATCGACGTAAATGACCCACTTTCGGTTCAGCACGCCGGCCTTGCTGATGCCGCCCTGATAGACGTGGCCCTCATCGATGGCGGAGAACCCGTCCATCGTCTCCAGCAGAGCTGCGACCTCCGAAGAGGTGATGGCCCAGTTGGCCGGCGCACGCTGGGTGCGACGGTGGATGACCTGCGAAGCGGTCGACATGCGGATCACGAGCGACTTGAGGTGCTCGGGGTCCGAGACGGCGCTCGGGGTCGCACGGTCCCAGGGAACCACGGCGGCCGACTCGACCGCGTTCAGGATGGTGCCGACGATCTCGCGATCGATCTCGGCAGTCATCTCATCAGACATCTGCGCCACGAGGTCGGCGTCGACGTCCCGGCCCCAGAGGGCGCGGAGGTCGTCGGCGGCCTCGACCGACGCCAGGCTCTTCAGCTTGCGGCTCTCGGCCTGGATCTCCTGGATGGTGATGTCGAGCTGGACTTCCGGGATCCGAGCGTTGAGCTCGTTGTTGTACCGGTAGTAGACCTCGACGGTCTCACCCAGAGCGGGGGCCGTGCCAAAGTTGAGGGTGACCGAGCCAGTCTGGTAGTTGATAGTACCAGACCCGCCAGCCATCGACCCAGCCAACGCCGTGAAGGCGCTACCAGCGTCGACACCCAGAACCGCCGTCGAGCTCGCCGTGGTGCGGAGCTGAACGGTGCCGCCGATGACCGGGGGCCACTTCAGAGCACCGGTGAACGTCTTGGTGACGCCGTCGCCCGTTCCGAATGGCTCGCCGTCGATGAAGTTCGACGAGTACCACCGGTTGAAGTTCTTGTTCATCTCCGTGCCAGCGGTGATCTGCCCCTTGTCGGAGGCGTACCGAGGACGGTAGAACGCGATGCCGCCGATGGGGCCCGTCATCGGCTGGACCGACGCGATGCTAGTCGCGACGAGGCGAATAGCGGTGCGGCGGATCACGGGGAAGACGAACTTGAGGAAGGGCCCCACGCTTAGTGCACGGGTCTCCTCAGAGAGTCGACGCAGGTGCTTCGACTCGTTCTCCAGCATGAAAGCGCAAATCGCCTTCGTGTAATGGGCGTGGCCGGGCGGGACGAAATCGGCGATCTCGTGCTCCATCCCTTCGAGGACTGGTGCCCACTTCTGGACGTAAGCACCGACGATGCTCTCGTCCGACAGAGCAACACCGTCCATGTTCTCTGTCATCAACTGTCGTGCCTGAAACATTGCAATCCCTCCTGGTTAGCCGACGTCCTGCCGGCCGTTGGTTGAATGGGCTCGACTACCGTCGCCGAGCTCCAGACCCGAGGTGCCGGATCTCTTCCATGGTGATGTCGGCGTGCTCCATGTTCGGCACCGGGGTGCCCCCACGGAGCGTGCCGCCCTCAGTCATGACCTCGCGGTCACGCCGCTCGTGATCCGCAGGGAACTCCCTGCCGTTGCCGAAGAAGCGACGAACGCGCTCCTGGGCGCCCATCTCGTCGGCGCTCCAATCGGCGGCCTCGGCGATTTGGTTGATGCGCTTCTTGCCGCGCACCTCACCGCGCTCGATGCTGGTCAGGATCTCGGACCGCCGAGGGTGACCAGCCAGACGCGTGGCCGCGTAGGACTGGCTCTCCAGCTGCTCTGCGATCTGGGCCGCGCGCTCCAACTGCTCGGACATGATGCTGTTACGCTCTGCGAGCTGAGCGATAGTGCGATCCTTGCTGGCGAGGCCCTCCTCCAGCCGCTCAGTCAGCCGAGCGACCTGAGCTCGGAGCTCCTCGTCCTTCTCCTGCAGCTTCGAGGCCCGCTGCTGAGCGATCTCGGCCTTTCGCTGTTCGAGCTTGATCGCCTGACTCTCCTCGGAGGCGACGAGCTTCTTGGCCTCTTCGAGGGATCTGTCCGCCGAAGAGAGCGCCGACTCAACCTTGTGCTGGAGCTCCTCGACCGTGCTCAGCAGAGTGACGTCGCCGATCATCTCGCGGATCGATTCGGCGTCAGGCCGCTCTGAGAGCTTCTTCTCGACGTAGAGGCGGAAGCCGAGGCTCCGGGCCGCATCATTCGCCTCGGCGACCTGACGCTCCCCGGATTCGATCTTCTGCTCCAGCTTCTTGATGCTCTGCTCCAGCTTCTGGATCACACCGTCCTTGGTGTCCATCAGCTGCTTGACGTCGACAGGAGGCTTGAAGGGGACCACGATCCGAGCGATCTGCTCCAGGGCCAGCTTGGCTCCGGCAACCTCGGGGTCGGCAGCCATCTCCGACCGGACCACAGACTCGACGTCCTTGCGGATGTCGGCGGTGGCGCGGACCAGCTTGGCCGCGAAGTCCTCCTTGAGCTCCTTGACCACGACTGGATAGAGCTCGGACTTGAACTGCTCGCGTAGCTCCTCACGGCTGGCGGCAAGGGCCTTCTCGACGTCCTGCTCCATCTCGACGCGCATCGCCTCAGTGGCGGTCTCAGAGGCGACATCGCAGGCTGACTCGACGATGGACCGAACAGCGTCTGGGAACCGAACGCGAAGATCGTCTGCAGTCACCTGCTCCGCGAGGCCGTCATCGGACTCAGAGAAGAACTTGGGGTAGGCGGTGCTGACAGCCGGGTCGAGCACGAAGTCGAAGGCCACAAGACGAAAGTCCTCGCCAACTACTTCCTGGCCGGACTCGTGATGCGGGCGGGTTGAACCGAGTCCACGGCTGGAGACACCAACTGCGCCTCCGGCGCGCAGGATTGCAGCCAGGTTGCGGCCGTGATCCGTGTCCTCGATGATCTGGAACTTGCCCCAGATGGTGCCGTCAGACTCGATGCGCAGGCCGCGAATGATCGCGCCCGTGTCGCGGATACGGCTGTTGTGGTTGACGGTGTAGTCCCCAAGAAGGAAACGACCATCACCATCAAGCTCGAAGCCGTAATACTCGCCCTCGCCGATGGCGGTGACGGTGAAGCCAGTCCGAGTCGCGTCCTTCTTCTGCTGACGAGGATCAGCCTTCTTACGCTCCAGGCGAGTCGGGATCTGGTCCACAGATCCAGCGATGGTGAGCGTGTAGTAGTCCTCCGTGTATCCCTTCACCTTGCGGGTGGAGAGCACAGCCTGAAGCCCGAGCGACTTGGCAATTCGGTGGGCCGCCTCGGCGTAATCCGGGCGCTTCTGCGTGAGGTAGAAGCAGTTGTGCTGAAGGTGGCCGTCGGTGTCGATCAAGCCAGCGAGGAACTGAAGACGAGTCTCGCGGCTGCCACGTAGGATCTGGTCGGGGACTCGCAGGTCAGGTCCGACGAGGTCACGAACAGCACGGAGTAGACGATTGTCCTGACCCCGCTCAGCGGTCAGGTAGACCGTTACTGCCTCGGTTCCAGTGGTCTTTCCTACCTCGTTGGTCTTGATCTCCCAGCGCGCGGCGATCTCCTCACACATCTCCTTGATCTCAGGATCGATGGTGGTGATCGCCACGCTGCGCAGAACGTCTGCATCGCCCGTGCTCTTGGAGCCGTCGCCGAACCAGGCGCCCAGGAAGTAGGGGTCGACCGCAGGTGCCTCAAGCTCGTTCTCGAACTTCTCGACACCCACACTGAACATCTTGTAGCGGCTCTGGAAGTAGACTCCCTTCTCAGTCCACTCCTTGACGTTGATGTCAACCACCTCGCCCGTCGAGGTGTGGACCACCGACAGGATGTGAGCGTCGTTGCAGACCCACGGATCGCCCTTCATCGGGTCGATCCGGTAGAGAGGACCGGTTCCAGAAGTAGTCGAAACTACGGTTCGCGCCCGACCGTCAGGGCCCATGAGCCGGTCGCCAGTGACGATCTGCTCAACGGGAAGGACACGACCATCGGCCAGAAGAACGGGAGTTCCCTTGCCGAGACACTTTCCGTCACCCGGATGGTCAACCGCCGCATAGAGAGAGCTCTCGTTGATACGGGCCTGCAGGCGATCCAGCTCGCGGCCCATGATCTTGGTCGGGTAGATGCGCCCGTTGGCCGTCGGCGTGTCGCAGTGGCCGATCTTGCCCTCGGCGAAGAGCTTCTTGTCGGACCCGTTCTCGGACTCAACAATGCTCGCTGTGAGCCTCGCCACGCCCTGGTTGTCGATCAGGACACGCCGTTCGGTGATCAGTGCGGTCGACATGTATGCTCCTTGTTCACTTATCGTGGAGCCGGGAGTCGAACCCGGTCCGACTAGTTGTTAGGCCAGCCTGCTCGCCGTCGAGCATCTCCACAAACCTTTGCCAGCCCATCACTAGGCTAGCATCACTTGCTACAGCTGCGCGAGGCCCCGCTTGAGGTCACGGGACAGGCTGTTCAGGTCCTCGATCGCGTCGTCCACGTCGGTGTTCGAGCGCTCCGAGATCGCACGGAGGAGCAGACGGGCATCAGCGGCGACGCCCTCGAAGTACTTGCCGAGACGGACACGGGGGTGATCCGAGCCGACCTTCTCGCGTGACTCGCGGAGCTCAGCAGCCAGACCGTGGGCAACCTCCTCGGAGGTGTCACGAATGGCCTCGAAACCCTCGATGATCTTGTTGCCGAGAGTCTGCATCTCGTCCTCAGACTCGGTCTGCTGGGTCAGAGCCTTGAGCTCACCCACCAGGTTGGTCAGCGACTCGGCCTTCTCGCTGGGGCGCGGGGAGGCGTCGTGGTAGCGCCAGCCCTTGAGCTTGCGCATCGCACAGGTGCCGTCGACCTTCTCGTTCGGGTTGTTCTCGGCATCGCCGGCCCACGAGGGGTTGGCGCCACCAGGGAGCTCATCTGGGTCGTGATCGGGCTCCAGAGAGAGGTACTTGCCCTGGGTCTCGATGATGAAGGACATCGCGTTGACGACGGTCTTGTAGTCGTCCTCGGACAGCTTCTCGTTGCGCTCGTTCAGTGCGTAGTACTGCTTGACCACATCCCAGGCTGACTCGTAGGCCGCCATCTCCTCATCACCACCCATGTCGTAGGTCGAGGGGGCGAAGTCCTTCTCGTCCTCTCCGCCGGAGATCGGGGCGCCCTTCGACGGGAAGGGAGGCGACTTCGGGGCTGGTGCGGGAGGGGCCGAAGATGCACCTGGAGCGGCGGGGGCGGCAGGCGGCGGACCTCCGGGGGCCTCATCGCCATCCGGCTCAGCGTGGCCCATACCCTGTGCCATGCTGGGGTCCGGCTCCATGTCGTCGCCCATCTCGTTGAGGCGGCGCTGACCCTTCGTAGCCCGGACAAGACCGAGCGTCTGAAGGTCTTCCATCAGTGATGTGGTTGGCTTCTGATCGTACATTGCTAACTCCTGTCCGGGGGTGATGCCGTGGTGTTGTCCCGGGTCAAATGAGTGAGGAAATTGATGCCCGCAAGTAGGCGCGGCACCACTTGCCGGACCTCCTCATGGACCTGGAGCACTTCTGCTTGAGCGCCTCGATCAACATCGTTGAGGATGGAGATCGCAGACTTGAGGTCCTCGGCGATATCGCTGGCCGCCTCGATAGCGCCGGTGTTGCTGCTGCCGGCGTTGTGAAGGGCCTTGAGCGCTGCTACTGCGTGGGCCGCGCCCTCCTTCAGGATCTTGTGGAGCACGTCGAGCGCTTCGACCGTGACAGAGCTGCCGTCAACCCACTCAGGGACGGCGACTTCGGCCGCGAACTGCTCGTTGATGGCTTCTTCCCACCAGGTCTTGCGGCCCAGACTCTTCAGCTGAACAGCCACAGAGATGCGTCGGTGGAGATC